AAATACGAAGCTGATTTGTAGGTGAATCAAGTGTTCTAGCTAAGTCACCCTGAGCATCAGTTACCTGTGTCAACAGCGCATAATAACGCAGACTTGCTTTTTCAGCCTGTGTCATAGAAGATACATTTTCATCAATACCCAACGACAAAGCAATAGCCTGTAATCTAGCCTGAGACAAGTCATAACCTAATCTACGTACCGGTTCAAGTTCGCCCGAGAAAGCAGATTGAACCTTCTGCATAGCATCAGCAACGTTAATGTTATAGAAAGACGATATATCATAACCCAACTGTGTTAACTGCTGTGACATAACGGCTGCTCGATCTTCCGCAATGCCAAAGCCTTTGCCAAGCGTCATGAATACACCTTGTGCTTTCATCCACTGTGTGATATCAATACCTAATAAATCCTGTGCCTGTACCGCAAAATCATAAGCGCTCTCAGAAGCCTTACCCATAGACACCGAGAACAGGTTCAACGTCTCGATATAATCGCCATATGCCGTAAGACCTTCAGTAGCAACACCGGCTAACTTATTCAAAGCATGATAAACAGCTATTGTCTTTACACGCAAATTAGCCATTACTGTATTAAACGTTCTTCCGCGCTGTGAAGCAGTTCTAGTAGCTGAACTGAACGTTTTCATGGAAGATGCTGCTGTTTTTAGTCCGGAAGCGTCCATGCCTGACAGTGCGCTTAACGGAATTACAGCTTGTACCAAATCATGAAGCGCCTTGATATCTCTATCTTCGATAGTTTTCGACATTTCAACAACTTTAGCTAGATTACTACCTATTGTCGAGCTGATCTTCAGACCGCTAACTGCATTCAAACTCTGCAAGCTAGTTGCCAGTTCAACTATTTTAGAGCTAGTAGTCGCATCAATACCGCCAACGGATTGCCAAATAGCAGTAATACCACTAGCTAACGTCTTACCCGAAAACTTGATTCCATTAAGTTTAGAAACACTATCCACAAACGAGCTAATCTCGGATAAATTAGATATCGATTGAGTTGATTTTAACGCTGTAACAAAAGCATTATAGTTTTTCGTAAAAGTACCTACACTCTTTACGTTCGAAATACTAGACTTAAACTTTTCCAGGCTAGAAATTAAACTATCCAGTTCACTTGCAGCATTCGACGAATCAGATTGTATGTCTATGATCAGACCTTCTACGTTAGTATAATCACTCACCTTCGTTATCTCCTTTCTTCCGATTTGCTCGCGCTCTTTCGAGCATCTTGTTTCTCATTTCTTCCATCTTCTTGCGCTCTTTGCGCTCGATCATGTTTTCGTATTCCTTACGCGTCATTGGGTAAGGTTCGTCCATATATTCTATCGGCTCTTTAGGCTTCAATGCGTTTAGACTAGGCACTAATCTCATGATAGCATCGTATACATATCTGCCTTGCGTCCATAACTCATTGTTACGCCTATGCGCTCGTATTTCTTCCGCTTTACGATACATACGTACCAGTTCGGGATCACCTAGCCAGTATTGCTCGTATGTCATACCTATACTCAAATAATACGGGAAGAGATCATCAAACATCTTAGAAATAAAAAGGGGTGATTCTGTTTCATCAGAACCACCCCCTTGATCGTCACTAGAAGTTAGAAGTTCGCTTCCCAAGTCACGTTTTTTGCTTCGTCTCCCTCTTCGGGTTCTTCAAGCATTGCGTTAATCGGTTCAAGATACATGATGTAAAGCTGTTCGATCAACTGACGACGATTAGTAATCGACTCGTAAATCTTATCCTTCTGCTCATTACGCATGTTCCTGTGATGCACCATAAAAGCGCCCCGGAATAGCATTGGAACACCGATCTCAGGCTGTTCCGTAATCATATTCGATCTAAAACCTAACTGTGATAGCTGCTGTACTGTCTGACGATTAAAAGCTAAGGTATACTTTGCTCCCTCATATGTGAAGGAAATCTCTTTCATCATGGTTAATTACCTCTTCTCTGTAGTATGTACCTCGATTATATCAAGTAGGTACATCAAAGTCAATATCAGTAGTAGGCGTAATCGTAATGATCATTTCACGACCTTCGTTAACGCCCTTGCCGCTCACGTAGATATCGAGTACACCATCGAAAGTGAACTTACCATCAGAACCATCCGGTGTAAGCGTACCACCGCTTTCCGAAGCGCCAAACCACACACCAAAGTGCTTAGCTGTACCATCAGCCAGTGCCTTGACACGAGCATATGTAGTAGGATTGTAGTTCGCCGTGTAAGACATAGCATCACTATTCTGAATACCTGGAACACCAACCTTCATCTTATTAGACAGAGTTGTCATATCGATCATGTCCGGTTCGCCACCGAGATTCGGGTAGTCCTTGATATCCAAGAGCTTTTCCCAAGTAAGCGTACTCGTTCCAGTGCCGTGCATCAGATACGTTTTATACGTGGTATACATTTCAGTTTCAGCCGCTGCTGCCATAAGAGTTTCCCCCTTTTCGTTTTAATTTGCTTGTAGTTTGCTGTATCGTACTACTAAACGATTTATCGATGCTTCGTCATAATTAGGTACTGGCGAACAGTATGTTCGTCTATACCCTCTTAATCTTAATACAGGATCAAGTAAATTGCAAATACGCTTCACTGTTTCCTTACCATTAACTATGTCATTATCGAATATCTCGATATGTAACACAAGATTCGAAAAACATTCATCACCTGACAGATTCATTCCGTTTCGGTTCGCCGTATCGCTCTCCATATAAGCCTGTACATGAGGAAACGCCGATGGTTGATGTATGTACCTGTCTGCGATATCAGCATCAGGATATTCAGCCCATACTGTTTCACACACTAAATTAAAAAGTGTAGGTTCAACATCAGTCATTTGCTATTTTCCTCAATCTTTCATTTGCCGTATTACACAGTTCTAACCATGTCTCCCACATAAACGGACGGGGCGGCATTCCCTTCGTCCATCTACCGTTTTGATAAAACCACCCCAAATCACCATGATTGTTTGCGTCATGTTGCCATCCTGACGGTTTAGGCTCGATACTACTATTCGTAGCACCTACAATACCCGTACCATACTCGACAAAAGCAGCGTGTCTGCTATCAGTCTTAATATACCCGTGTTTACCATCAAAGAAACCCTCGATGCTTCCGAGTAATTCGCCTGTTTCGATTGCGTCCATTGCCGTAATTTTCATCCGTGCTATTTCTACGCCCTCATCCACTAGCGTTTGACCTAAACGTTGCGTTGCTTCGACTATATGATCCCGATATGCTTTGACTTCAGCAATAGCTTTATCAATAGATTCAGACGTTAATCTTATCTTGATTCGCTTACTCACTTAACATCAACCTTCCGCACACCGATCGTTAGAAAATTATGATTTCTCACAACTTTTTTTACGATATAATCATAAGCCACATTCTCGCCATACGCTCGATCTATCCAAAGTATACTGTTTTCGTTAATATCCATGTCGGGCATATCCACTACAACTACTTTATCGTAGTTTTCGTTCGTACCGAACATTTCAAGCACCGTGTTTCCAGTTGGAGTAGATACGGTACAATACATGAACTTCGGATCAGTATAAGTGACTTCCTTCTTTCCGTTTTTGTGTCCGGATTCATCTTCTAAGTAGGTTACACCCACATAGTTTTTGTAAATCACTTTACGCTTATTCCGCATTAGCCCTCTCATCAACCGAATACCCCCACTTTAGGAACGATTTCGCGCAATAGTTCATCAGGAATATCAGCCTTACCATAAATACAGGTTACTCCGTTTTCAGTATGCTGTATTTCACCTTCAGCACCTTGCTTTACCAGCATGAAATTGGCAATCCGGCATTGTAGAATGTCATACTTCGATGGTACTTCCAGTTCATCAGCTTTACCGAACGGATTCATCTGATTCAGGATAATGGATTTAGCAACAAGTAGAAAAGGGGATATCTCTTCTACTGTCAACTCTGTTCCGTCAGATTTCTTACCGAATAAACCACGAATCAACGTGTATTTGTCCGCATCTGTCATGTGAGATACCCCCTTCCTACCAATTAAGTTGCCTTAACGTCGCACTCGTCTGTGTAAACAGTGCCCGTAGCAGAACCACTAGCTGTTACCTTACATCTGTAATGCTTTTCAGCATCAGCAGCCTTGACGGTAAGTGTATCGGTATTATAGCCAGTGTAAGCAGCCGTAAGATCAGTCCATACTGTACCGGTCTTAGCGCGAACCTGCCACAGATAAGCCAGTGTAGCCGCAGATGCCGGTGCAACATTGTACTGAACAGAAGCCACAGAAACAGTAGCTGTATCATCAGCATCTACTTCGTTCTTATTCAGCTTTGCCGAAACGATGGAAGCATCTGTCTCTACAGTAGCTACTACACCGGAAACCTTAACCGATCCATCCGGTGCATCAAATGTGTTCTTCAGACCAGTAATCTTACCGTGATACCACTCACTTCCGTAGTCGAGACCTAACTGACCGTAAATCTGATACTTATCAGCAGCGCCAGTCTTAGCAAGACTTTCGAGGAAGAAGTTACCCTTATTAGGAACGTCCATGTATACCGGAGCGCAAATTGCCGGGTTAACGATAACCGCTGTTCCTTCCGGAAGGAAGTTGTTTGTAAGCAGTCCGATCGTACCAAACGGAGTAATAAGTGTATCGATGTTGATACCATTCACGTTACGAGCAGCCGGGATAACCGTCATACCATTAGCCGACGCATCTGCGTTAAGCTGCATGATATTGATACCACGAGCCATAAGTACGAGATTGTCTGTCGGAGCTTCATGCGAAAGCTCTTCGATAAGAGACGCAACGATCCAGTAACCAAGCGGTGTATCATCCACATCAGATACGATACTCTGAATAGCGTTTACGATACCGCCCGTCTTATATGCCTGATCATCGAACTTACCATCCTGAAAAACACCGTTAAGGAACGTATACTCTACGTCCTTCGCAATACGCTTCATGGTAGCACCAACCTGGAAATCAAGTTCGTTCTGCGGATTTGCTGTCTGACCTGCAATATTCAGACCGGAAAGCTGCCCCATAGAACTCTGCTTACCATAAGAAATAGCCAGTGCTTCCTGGAAAATCTGACATGCGTTGATGTTCTGTTCGCGTGTGACGAAAGACGGGTTCGGAGCTGTCAGAGAATCGGATTCGGAAATTGCAGGCTGAGAATTACCACCACCAATCTCGTATTCAAGAGACGTGGGGAAAAGCCAACTGTTTGTCGTTCTCGACTTACCACCGATCAGCGTAGAAAACGGAGTAGCACTGTTGCCCTTAGCAAACAGCATACCCGAATAGTTAAGCAGATTGTGGGAAGTCATAACATACGATTCATTTGTCGCCATTGTTAATTACCTCACTTTTACTTATTTTTTATGTTTTGTTCTTGCGCTACTCGCATCAATGCCGCTGCTTTCGCAAAATCACCAACGCCTAAACTAGCGTCGATGTCCGGGGTGAAATCTTTGACTTTCTCGGTATTACCACCCTGTAACTGTGGCGTGGAGTTAAGGAGTTCGGCTCTTACGGATTCTTTGACCGTTGCGATTCGGTTATTGAAATTAGTAATAACCTTTTCGATATCGCCCTCATAAGCAGCCTGTGCTGATGCTGTCGCCGTTTCGTCGTCCATTCCGGTTGTAAGAAACTTCGCCTTGAAATCAGCCATCTTAATGCGCTTTGTCAGTTCCTGATTCTCGCGCTCGATAGCCGCGATTCTCTCCGCTTCTTCAGCACGCTTCTGTTCCTCTTCGCTCATGTGTTCTTTGAGCTTGCGCTTGTTTTCTGCCGCTTCCGCATTAGACTTTGTAAGCGCATTACGTAGACGTGTGATTTCATCCGTGTTATCCTGTGGCAAGTCAATTTCCTGTAACGCTGCCACGATTTCGTCTGAAGTCATGTCGTCCTTCCACTTGTTACCGAGTAAATCTTTGATGTTTGTTGGCATAACAACCGTCCTTTCTGCGTTTTATACACTTCCCTGTGTTTAATGATCTGTTTCCGACGCTGATTTCAGAATCGGGTTTGAAATCGGATTCGATTTCTGTTTTGCGTTTTGAGAACTTCCCTGTTCAGTATCGTTAGGCGTTTTAGCCTGAATACTCATTTGTTCGAGTTCCTTTTCCTGGTACTCTTTCCAATATTTCATAGACATAGCATATGCCGCTTCCGGATCAGTAAACAATCCGGAACTGGTAAATGCCAGTTTAGGATGAACCTTATTATTCTGTAGCATTGCAATAAGCACCTGTGACTTACTCTGAATGTTATCATAATTACGTCTCGTAAACTGTAACTTAATATCCTTTACAGCCAGGTCACAGTAATGGTTATTCTTGCAAATATTGAAGATAACACGTAGTGCTTTCGTCTCCGCTTCCGTGAACGAGTTTTCACTTTCTTTAGCCTTAACTTCAGCAGTTACCCATCCATCACGAAGTTCTGAAGCACGACCTGTATCACTT